GTAACAAATGGGCAATTCCAACAGCCGTACCCCAAAGCAGTACCAACCCCGTACAATGCAACAACCACCACCACAACACCAGAAAGCGGGTCATGGTTACCCGCAACCAACGGGGATGGTGGGGGGTGGGAGTGGGGGTACTAGAAGAGTCCCACAACCTACGTCAATGCCACAGCAACACCAACAATCCAGAAGAGTCCCACAACCTACGTTTCAACAACTCCAACAATCCAGGAGAGTTACACAACCTACGTTTCAACAGCAAAATCAACAATCCAGGAGAGTTACACAACCTACGTTTCAACAGCAAAATCAACAATCCAGGAGAGTTACACAACCTACGTTGCAACAGCAACAGCAAAATCAACAATCCATGAGAGTTACACAACAACCTACGTTTCAACAACTCCAACAATCCAGTAGAGTTACACAACCTACGTTGCAACAGCAACAGCAAAATCAACAATCCATGAGAGTTACACAACAACCTACGTTGCAACAGCAACAAAGGATGACACATCTCCCAAACGTTAGCACCATTGACGTTGATTCTGTGATGCCTGAACCCAGCAAAATATTTACGTACTAAACGTGGTAGTGGTGGATAGTCCAATAAATTGAGTCAAACACCATTTTTTTATTGATTTTCTAGCAAAGTATACAAAAATATTTCCCCACAACGTGCAGGGTTGAAGTCATGTCTCTCCATAGTGTCCGGATCAATCTCATCGCCTCGCCCAGTGTTGTCGTCATATATACACCACTGGTCGCCCCCAGTCTCCATATTGACAGCCACAAAACTCACGTAGTGCCCCATAGATACGCTGCCTTGGTGACATACCACCGCACTAAGTTTAAACTGACGGTTTTCAAGATGGAGTACCCACCCGGTGTCCCGCCTTTCCCCAAAGTCCACCCGTGTGTTCACCTTCCGGTTTCCAATGCTGCGAGACACCTCAAAAATCAGGACTCGAGTCTCCTCGGTGTCTAAGTAGTTGGCGTGCATCTTTGCATGCAGTCTCCCCCTGTAGTGCTCGTCAACCTGCATGAGCTCCACATGGGGGACAATATCACGCGACACTGACACCGCTTCCTCCCGTTCGTCCTCAGAGGTCATTTGGCATAGGAACGTGGCTGTGTGCTCGAGTGCTGTAATACGACGCCGGTCGCCTTGAGAATTCAACTGGAATATGGTGCCTTTCGGGGAGGCATGCAAGACTGCAGCCTCGTCCAGGTCATGTAACTCGCCTGCTGTCTCTGGTGTAAAGTCTTGCACTGTGTCGATGTACCGGGTCCATAGGTTGGACAGGCCCCTTAGGGATGGATCGCTCACCACCTCAGGGCGGTGGTCAAACAGTGTTGTGCTGTGCCTGTGAAAACACACTCGGTCACGTAGACCCAACACATGAAAAAGATACCGCATAAAATCCACAGCAGACTGCTGATGTGAGCCGGAGAAGTCTACAGTCTGCATGATCCCAAACTCATTTGGAACTGCAAACTTGCACTCACGAAACAGACTGCGAAATGGACCCAGAGACCACGAGCCCTTCCGGTCTACGTCGCGCAGTTTCACGACCTCTGTGGTTAGGGCACACCGCACACTCTCACGCCACTTTGGGCTGACGTCCTGAACCTCCTCCCACGCCGTCATCTGGCCCCAGTCAAGCACAGGTGAGAGCAACGCGTTGTTAAAGAAGGCGTCGTAGAATGGCACAAAGATGGCAACCAACACAGAGTCCATGTAGCAGGAGCTGCCTGAGTTTATCGGGCCATGGAACATGCATTCCAGCGGGGGTGCTGGCAGTGGTGCAAAAGAATAACTTCGGTCTACTTGCAAGAATTGTCTAGTTTGTTTAACCCACGCAGCACGCTCCGAGTTGTGGGTGCTCACAATGTTCAAGGTGCGGCCGTATTTGGTTTCAAAATCCGTCGGTGTCATGGACACGGCCGCCGTTAGAACCTCTCGCTGGAAGTCTTCCCATGAAACATGGCGTTCATAGACTGTCATTTACCTGTGATCACAATCTTTTTTTTGAGAACGGTGGGCGCACACAAAACATCGATAATCCAGGATTATTTTCCTGGATTATTGTTACCTTTGGACATGGTGACGAAGTGTAGATGAAGGCCATGACAATGCAATGTGTAGCCCAATGGGCCGTACCCGTGTACCCTACAGCAATAAAATTCTCACCGAAGCTTTATTGGACTAGAACATCCAGAACATGGGCTCTGGAGTAGGGCTTCCCAGTCGTGATCACCCATGGGTTGATATTCTGGGACAGGGACAGGAAGCGAGGGTGTGCCAAGAAGGGCAGTGTAATATGCGTGTGCAGCCTCCAAATCGATGTTCCGGTTCCCCAACCTTAAATTTACAGCAGTGTGAAACGCGTGGGCCCATTCAAAGCTGTCGGTTGTGCGTCCTATTGGGTGGTCGGACATGTACTGGATCATGTGGACCCTGCAGGTCTCACATGGAAGTACTTTGGAAAGTGTGTTGATGAATGTGGAGAAGTAATGGTTGTTCTTCCAAAGGGACGTCATATGAATTATGTTCCATATTGAGCGTCCCCATGGTAGTCTTTCCGGTGGTGGTGGGGCGTGGCTTGTTACCCCCATTTTCAGATCAAGATCTGTACTCATTCGCGCCACCCACCCACGTAAGTCGGCATGGGGGGGATCATATTTGGCGAAATTGGTGAAATGCTTGGTCACGTCTGCCGTGGGTGGCAGAACTTGTTGGGTGTACGACACCAAATTGCTAAAATCATTCACAAGCTCTGCCCCATGCGCACCTGACACCATGAGCACCAGTAAATCATCATACCAACTGGACATTTATCTTATTCTTTTATTATTATCGATGGGTTCACACAACCACGGTTTAAAGTCGATGCTGGACAATAAAACGCGCGCGCTACTATGCCCCCTCGCGCCTTAAAAACAGCACCCTTTGACCGGGAACGGCAACTGTGGGATGAGGGCAAGCTGCATGTGGCTGGTACAGATGAAGTGGGGCGGGGCTGTCTTGCGGGCCCTGTGGTTGCAGTGGCTGTGGTGTTTCCGCCCCATATGGAGGCTATTCCAGGCGTGTACGACAGCAAGGTGGTATCACAGTCACGACGCGAAGCACTACTGGAGACTATCTACGCCACGGCCGCAGTGGGGGTGGGCATTTGCACTCCCCAAGAGATTGATAATATTAACATTCGTGAGGCATCTCTTCTGGCCATGACAAAGGCAGTGGAAGCCCTACCACGTGTCCCTGATGTTGTGTTAGTTGATGGAAATGTGTTGCCCCCATCACTTCCGTGCCCAGGAGAGACGCTCGTAAAGGGAGACTCCCGCTCCCACTCCATCGCCGCTGCCTCCATTGTGGCCAAGGTGATTCGAGACAGGATGATGGTAGAATTGGCTATGAAAACAGAGGGGTTTCATAGCTGGGAGAGTAACAAGGGTTACCCCGCACCAGCGCACTACGCGGCAATTGAGGAATTTGGGCTTACTCCTCACCACCGGCGCTCTTTTAAGTGCACTCGCAAGTAAATAAGAAGTAGTACTCCAGTCGTTAGATTTACTTTCAGTGGGGGACCTATTTTTTCACGTGAGTATTATAATAAACAAGGGAAATGATTCTACCCAGGCACACCCCCAGGCGATAACCAAGACTGTGGCGACCAACTACGTGGGCGACTACGCGTCCCACCTCCCACAGGGTTAGGGTTAGGGCAATACCAAGGTGTCCCCGTCCACTTAAGAGTCTCCGATACTCAATGTACAGTAATGCATGGTCAGCACCAAGCGGAGTGCCCGTGCTCCACCCACCCAATCAACTGGAATGGCATGCCTCCTCTGTGGCAGGAGATGCCTGTCGCCAATGGCGTACCATCAGGCTACCAGCCTATCTACATGCACGGTGGCAGCTGCCCCTTTTCACTCAAAGTGGCTTATGCCCCCCAAACCAATCGAGTGCTAGCCTGCATGGGGTACGACTGTGCACAGTTGGACCAACTCGATTGATGTAATGTTTTTTTATTAATAATAAATAATGTAGCGTTGTGTGCAAATAAAAGTCTTTTTTATTTCTTCTGGTACTCGTCCGGTGCTGGCAGCTTCACCATGCTGGCTTCATACCCTCTACCAGATGCGATGGCCTCCTCCTTCTCCCCCTCCTCAGCAGCATGGGTGAAGTTATGCTTGAAGTACACGCTAATCTCCTTTTGTTGCTGTTCCAATGGCACATTGTACCGCTTGTGGTCTGCCTTCATGGAGATCATATTCATGATGTGGCCGAGCTTGTCCACAGAGACGCCACTCTCCGTTATGGCCAAAAACAGACGCGGGTGAGTCTGTGTAAAGGCATCGTACGCCGGGTTCTCATCCACCAACACACGGCGGTGGGCGTCCACGTCCCACGTGGCGCGCTCCTCAAGACTAAAGCTGTGCTGAGCGTCTGCGTACAGGGAGGTCACCACCCCACGCACCTGTTGCATGTTCATCACCTTGTCCTCTGGTAGTTTTGTGATGTGCCAGTCATACACCTCAGCGTCACTCTCCCCCTTAGAAGCCAGATCACGCTGCAGGTGTGTGGAGTGGGTCAACGCATGTTCCTTTGCACCAGCCACAGGTGCACGCAGGGCATACGGGTCAAAGCGTGCGTCCTTAGGTTCTGCCATCTTTCCCTTGGGTTAACGTTTATGTATTATAGATCAATTGTTTATTTAGTCTTGGGCCGCAGGCTCAAAGTCTGCTGGTGGCATTGGTACCTCATTATTACCACTCACCTCTGGGGTGGCGTCCCCATTAAGACCAGACCCGACAGGCGCGCGTCGCTCATGCGTAATTGGCTGAGCGGGGTCGGTGAGATCGTTAATTACTTCAATCACTGGCGCCTCCAAACCTCGAGACGTGAAGTGCTGTGTAAAATCCGACACGTCTTGCGCTTCTTTCCGCATGTGGCGCATAATACTGTCTTGCTCCGAGTTTCGGTAGACCTGCTCCACACGCTCTAGTGCTTTAGATTGTGCCACATGCGGATAAATCCATTCGTACATGGCGTGGACGTGTAGATCATGCTCGTCAATTTTCTTGGAGGCCACGTACTTGTTGTAGGCCAGAGCCTGTTCCTCTGTATTGAAAGCGGCCAAGACACACATCGCCGGCTCCGTGCCATCTTCATAATCTTCCAGGAGCAAATACGAAATGTAGGACTGGTGGCGTACTTCCGCCATGCGGTGCACAGACGGGATAGTCTTTCCACCAGGCCACATGTTTAGGACTTGAGAAGCCCAGTCCTCGGGTGTGTCGTTTAGGGGTGTTGCTACGGTGGTGGTGGTGGCGGTGGTGGTCGGTTGCGCTTCTTTTGCCTCCTCATCCGAGACTTTGGCCTCATCCACCTGCACTCCCTCCACCGACGACACTGGACGCGCCTCATCTTCAACACTCACCCCGCACTTGCGCTTATTTTCGTTGATGCGATCCACCGCACTCGACACAGTGTCCGCTTTCATGTCACAGGGGGTACGTCCCTGTGTCAACTCAGCCTTGTGAAGTTGGAACTCATCGGTGTCGCTTTGGAGCTTCTGCTGGTGCAACGTTAAGTTTCTGTTAACCTTCAACTTCTGTTTTCCCATTGAAGCAGTTTTTGTGACCGGAATACTGTAAAAGTCATGGCTGGTCACCATGCGGATGTCTGCGGTGTTGTCAAGTCTTGACAGCATTTCTGCATGAGCCAGCAACTCACTTTCACCCGGAAAGAGACCCAAGACCCGGAAGGCTGGCTTCAGTGATCGGGGGGCTAGATCCGTGTTGGCCATATTCAACATAACAAACTGCTGTGACTCGTCCGTAAACGCCCGTGTGCAGCTTCCACCGTCGTTTAAGGTTGAGTTTCCACCAGAAGCTAGCGCATCTCGGCGGCGGCGTGTCTCTTGAGCCATTGTCACCATCTCTTCTTGAGATAGTGCCTGGGTACCGGTGTGCTTCCCGGAGAGAGACGAGTTGCCAGTCTGCATGGTTTTTTGTTACTTGGTTGCATCGAAACAATTATTGGACCTGTGCAACGCGAAAGCGATCTTCTGTTCGGGAGATTGCATCGTACAGGAGTCGCTGGACCAAAGTGGTGGGTATAAAGTTGGGCCACACATTTGTAACTACCCGGCGGATGTCTTGGCAGAGTCGGCACTGACACTCACCGTTTTCAGTTGGGTAGTGTGGCTCAGGTCGATTTGTTAGCTCAGGTGCTGGTAGTGTGTCCCACACATCTGTCGTATTTCCATCCTCACACTCTTCGTCATCGCCTTCTTCGTCATCGCCTTCTTCGTCATCGCCTTCTTCGTCATCGCCTTCTTCGTCATCGCCTTCTTCGTCATCACCTTCTTCGTCATCGTATCCCTGAAACGCCTCCAAGTAAGTTTCAAACCTGGATACTGCTTTATCATCA